GTTGTATTTGGGCGGCGATACCTTCTTGGGCGGCAAACGGGCTTTGAGCAGCTATTTCCGTCTGTGGAACAGCTCCCGTCATAACTTGTTCTAACATAATTTGATCGTTAATATCTATTATATTATCACCTGTTACATCATACGCCAACTGTTGAGATGTAAGAGGTGAAAGTGCGGTACCTGCTTCGGTAAGTACTTCCTGTTGGGCTATTAGATCTGTAACAAAATCAACATCTGTTTCGGTTACATCCTGACCTCGTTTGCCTAATATATTCGCAATACTGTTATATGTAGCTACAGGCATATACTCCTGTAGTTTGCCACCTAATTCAGTTTCAGGATATTGACCCGTAAAACGCTCTACATCAGACGGGATAAAGTCTTCAAATCCAGCTTCTCTATATCCTTCCTCTACTTCTGGGGAAATAACAGCCAGAGGGTCATACCGTTCGGCTACAGCTCTTCCTGTCTCTGTTTCAAATTCCGGTCCACCTTGGGCTATATATTCAGTTAATTCAGCTTCGGTAGGTGTATAACCTTCTGTACTGAAGAATTCTTCTATTTCTGACCGCGTAGTCTGGCGAGGATCTACATAAGGAGCAATTTGTGTTCCTGTTTCTGCCTCAAATTCCGGTCCACCTTGTCCTGTGAATTGGGCTATATCTTCAGGTGAAGGTGTATAACCCAGTTGAGCATAAAGTTCAGAAATCTCATCAGCCGTTGTTTGACGGGGGTCTACATAAGGAACAAGTGCTCCCAGTGTCTCTGTTTCTACTGTTTGTCCTACACGCTCTGATACTTCTTCTGGTGAAGGTGTATAACCAAGTTCAGCAAATCCGGTTTCTACTTCCCCTTCGTCTGTGTAACCTTCATCTATATGAGTATCTACGGCTGGCTGTAAATCAACAGCAGAAGATTCACCAGTAAATGTATAGATATCTTCTGGAGTATGTACATATGGAGTTTCGTTAAGATCGAATGCTCTTTCAACTTCGCTGGATGTGTTAAATTGATCGGGAGCTGCAGTATTAAGTATGGCTAGGGCAGTAGTATGTACAGCAGGGGCTTCCGTCCAAACACCTTCTTCATCCTGCACCATGTCTACTGGTGGTAACGCATCCCAACCAAAAGCATCTTTTAGAGTCTGCACGCCTTGCTCTTGTAAAACAGGATCTTCAGACTGAGCCTCACGTACTGCTGTATTTAATTGCGGATTTTCGTTTACAAGCAGATTACCTAGAGGATCACCCGTATTGAACGTGTAATTTGCAACTGGATTACCATCAGGGAGGAATGGAATATGCCGTGGTTCCCCTGTATTCTCCATAACATTAATTGTCTGGTCTATTGCAGATATTGTTCCGGCAGTACCCATACCAGTAAATGCCGCTTGTATACCAGTTACTGATTGTAATGCGTCCCAATTATCCCCTTCAAATTTACCACCTTTTTTAAACACATCAGAATCAGGAACTACGGTAAGTAAAAAATCTCTTGTATAATTTACAGCGAATAATTCTTCTGCAGCTTCAGAAGCTCCTTCAGCAAACATGGTAGCAACTATTTTAGCTGTCCTTTTAGCCGCATATTCAGCAGGCCCTATATCTGCTATTTCCCTAGCTCCACGTTCTGATATTTCCTCCAGTATTTCTCCGGTTACTTTTTTACCTAATAATTTTTTTACAAATGGTGTAGCAGGATTAAGAATATTCCCCGCTGTTAATTCTAAAACTACTGCTCCTGCTGATCCTCCTATGGCTGCTCTTGTTGCTTCAAGATCCGCTTGTTCTTCGGTATACCTACCGCTCTTCATAAGTTCTGGAAATACAGTATTATAAATCTCATTTGCGGTAGAACCGCCTGTTTCCGCGGCAGAAAGAAAGATTTCTGTACCTATAGCAGTTCTAATGCTCCATTTACGAGCCAGCTCCTCTGCTATCTCTTTTGAATACTTACCCCCTTTTAAAGCTCCATATCTAACTGCCTTATACGCGAGTCTACCGGTCATAACATCTGCAGTTATAATTGGTAGTTCCTGTAGTGTTTCTTTACCTACCCACTCGTTTCTTATAAATTGTCCAACATCTCCTCTTCCTTCTTCCCAAGGAGCCTTGACCGCGTTTTGCAAAGCCCACAACGCTGCTGCAGCCGTACCTTCTTCTTTCGATATTCTAAAAAATTCTGCGTTAGCGGTTCTCATTAATTCTTTATATGATTCCGGCCTTATTTCATTAGCAATATCCGCTATTATATCTGTAGCAATAGCTGTACCGGTCTCGCCCGGTTTTATACGTGGATCAATAAAGAATTTTTTAAAGAAGTAGGTATCATTAAAGGCTTTGGTGAATTCACTAAATGCATCGTATCGAGTTGCAGTCGCTATTCTTTGGTCTTCGACCCATTGTGCATCATAGGCTTTATTTTCCCAATCAGTGTCATACGTACCTACCTTGTCTTCATATTCCTGTAACTTTTCTTCTCGATACATGGCATAATCGACAAATTTACGCATAACCCAAGGCACACTATTGTATGCCTCATCATCTACTTCTAACTGTCCTGCTATATTCATAGCTACATATGGATCACGTTCTTTCAATTCGTATAATGTAACAGGTACATCTACCGGACCTATAGTTGCGAGTGAAACTGAAAGTTCGGCACCAGTTTCGGCATCCGTTCCTCTAGGGAATTCCAGACCTCTGGGAGTAATAGCTCCGTTACTCCATCCTTCTATAGGCTCAAATGAAACAGGGTCTAAAAGTACTGCTTTGTAATAACTTCTAGGGTCAACTACGCCCGGAGTTCTAACAAGTGGGAACAACTCTCCTGCTTCTGCGGAAGATACTAACTCGGGTATATATTCTCCTATTTTCTGAAGTGCGACAGAGGCATACCTTCTTAATTCAGGTATCCATATATTTTCTGCGAAGGTAGTTTCTTTATTATCTTCAAAGTGAATAATCGGAGGAATACGCTCGGGCGTCATCAGCTTACCCGCTAAGTAGACCACATCCATCTCATCTGGATCACGCCCTTCAGCTATGGCTATCTGTCTATTAGCCCATTCAGCCGTACGTATTTTATAGTCCGTGAGCATAGGGTACTCAACGGCAGCATTACCAGTTATAATATCATTACCAGTTACATCTTCACCTAATGAATATTCTGTTATACGTTTTGAAGGTTCAGGTAGTATCGCAGGTAACTCACCAACTTTAAGGTCTTCAAGATCCTCAACAGGTGTCGAATCTGCCCACTTCTGAATACCTTCAGCTATAAGTTGGTTTGTATCTATCCCACCAAAACCAGATCTTATAGCAGCTAAGTTATCACCTATTGTATTCTCGATGACATAATCCAACATATCATCGTAAGTTGGAAGATCATTCAAACGACTAAGACTACTTGTGTAATCCGTTATTTGGTCTAGGAAATTCTCAGGAAGAACTGAACTTACAAGAGTTGCTGCCTGTGCTCTGTAATCGTCTTTATTGATTGCTAATGTTGTACCATGTTTTAACCAATGTTCCTGTGGGGAATCACTAGGCGACAAACCATATATTTCCCTGTACTCATCTTCATTAAATTCAGAAATACCGGTCTTTGGATTAGTTGTAAACGTCTCAACTATATCTTTGGTGAAATCTTGTCTGACAGGCGCTATAACTTTTTCTAAATGCTCTTCACTAGTGAAAAGTGCTTTCTGCGCTAGTGTATATTCATTAGAAGCTGTTTGGAATCCGTTATAAGCACTGTCGTAGTCTATTTTTAAAGCAGCTAATTCAGCCTTTAATCTTGCGTGCTTACCACCATCAGCAGTGAAAGCATCTATATTATTCGCTCTAAATGTTTCTGCTACTCCTCGGTCCCCACGCCTTAAAGTATTGTTATAGTAATCTACATCGTTTTTATATTTTTCAATCGCTGTATTTAATTCGTCTCTTTTATTGTTAAAATCTAAAGCAGCTTGATCTACTAACGGCCCCTTTTCATTTGCGATTCTAAGTTTAGCTTCAGCTTCAGCTCCTGCACCCGAGATAGCATCTATAGCTCTGGCAATACCACCCCCCGTAACCTCATCTATTTTAGCGTGTAAATCTCCTAAAGTAGCACCAGATATACTTGCTTGGTATGCTTCGTATGGATCTACATCTATGTACGCAGAAGCAATTACATCACCTGCAACTTTACTAAGTACTGCTGCTTGTTTATCACTTACACCTGAAATTTTACCAAGTGTATTTGCTGTGACATTTGTTGTCATTACAGCGCGAGCTATAGCACCAGCTACTTGGTTTTCATCTACCTCACCTGTTGTTGCGAGAGAAGTAACGGAGGCAGCGGCACCACTTGTTATTACATTTTGTACTGTCTCAGGTATCGCATTCCAACCTTCGGCTAGATCACTTAATTCTATTCCTATGGTATTGGATATACCTGAAAATTTATTGAGTGATTCAGCGTCTACCTTAAAACCAAAATCTGCGCCTTCACTTGTACCCGCTACAGTTGGAGTAAGATAATCTGCTGCAGCACTTGCGCTAGCAGAAGCACCTCCTATTGCAGCACCTGTAACAGCAGCTTTTAATACATCTTCTGCATCACCACCTAACGCAACGGCGCGAATAGCACTTGATGTAGCTTGTGATGCTGCTTGTGATGCTATTTGTGCTGTGGCTGTTTGGGTTCCTACTTGGAAACCCATACCAGCCGTTGTGCTACCTACTGTGGTACCAACAGCTTTACCGACTATTGTACCAGCTTGTGCGCCTGCATAAGAAGCACCTATCGCTAATATAACATCTCCTAGATCACCGCCTTTTATGGCTGTACTTGCACCTTGAATAATAGGAACTGCCCATTGCATACCGGGTATAACCATTGCAGCTATTGATGCAATGGTAGTAAGAGGGTCATCTAACATACCCTCTACGACACCACCTATAACGTCGATTACAGGTTCAAGTATATCGTCTACAACAAAATCAACGACATCAGCTACAGCATTACCGACCCATTTAACGACTGCTTTAACAGGTTTAAAAATAGATTTAAAAAATGAACCAAAACCCACCTTACAAACCCTCCGGTAAAGGTTCAGTACCCGGCTTTATGAAAGCCATATATCTATCGTCTTCGTCTTGTCCTATACCCATTTCGGTGTCAACATTTTTAACTGAATTTTGTACAGATTGAAGAGCAGCTAGATATTCTTCTTCAAACAAGGCTGTGTAATGTGTAATACCCTGAGTCTGCAGATGCGATATATACTGTCGTATGTTGTTCGCAAAATTAGTGTCTGTATCCATATTAAAGATATGACCGGCCATTTTATTATTACTATTTTCAGTACCTCTATGTGATAAAAACATAGTATTACCAAATTGTTTTGATTCTGCAGACTTCATATTACCTTCTGCAGCTACCATAGCTAATCTTGTAGCCATAGGTATATTCTGGTATTCCTGAAGTTGTTGTATAGCTCCTAAGATAATACTCTGTTCATTCAGTGTCTCTTTGTTGCTATCTACTAATTCCATAATCCTAACTTATCTCCAGAATACTAGCTGTAACATGAAGCCGGTTTGCGGTCGCAGCGGTAACTTTAAGTATTTCGGATTCTTCTACTACAAGAGGACCAGTTAATAATTCCACGGTAGCATTTGCGCTTACAGCTTTGACTTTAAACAGACTAAATACAGCACTTGCCGAATTAGTCAGGGTAAGTGTTATAGTATCCGCATTACCGGAATCTTCAGATACCAGAATAGATTTAACAATAGTAGTCGTAGACGATGGAGCCGTATATAATACGGTTGGGCTTGTAGAAGTTAAATCTACTTTTGCGTTTTTATAATTATTAGCCATCAGCTCATAAACCACGCCAGAGATTCAGAATTCACTTGAGTGCTTCCATCTCTCAAGGCTTCGTCAAGCTGATTAAAATATATCCTTAATATGTCATTAAACTTATTAAAGTAAGTTGGATCATATAAAGGGGAAGCGTATGGAAGTGCGGGCGCACTAAAATTTATATTGTGAGTGTATGTAGGTGCAGCCATTATCTTCTCCCATCAGGCCGCATATCTATTCGTGGAGTACCTAATTGCCATTGTACTCCAGAAGCTGTGGATTCAATCTTTATAGATAATTGCCTACCCCTGACTCTGGTATTTAATTGTCCTGTATATGCTTCTACCGGTAATGTTGCACTTCTGGTTATCATACCAGTACTATTACCACCTTCTGACGCAGGATCATTGTACCCAGAACCAGAATTTTGTAATGGGTATAATGTCATAACAGCACTTGGTGAATCAGCCGTGGAACCATCAAATGTCATATCGGGCATTACACGCCATATAAAGTTAAATTTATGCCCATCATCCAGATCAAATTCAGAAGAAGTTATATGTGCATCTATAGCTGCAGTGGTAGCAGTTTCGTTGTCGTCTATACCTTCTTCATGGTTCACAAGATTGGAATTGTAAGTAGCCGCGAGTGGGAAATCACGCATACCGGAATCCAACCAAGCTGTTCGCGCTAGAGTTCCATAATACCAGATATTATCTAGGTAGTTGTAGATGACATATTTATCTACAGTACTGGAACCGCTGGAACAGTAAAACCACCAAACTTCATGGTATGCTTCGTTGGTGCCAGCAAAAACTTGATCGTTTTCTAAACTATTAAAATCATTGAATATGTACCTTAACAAATCACAAGCAAGAGGTTGTACTCTACCGTCATATTTATAAAATTTATCCTTCCCCATCCAATAGGATATACCATTTGCATAAGCTACTGCATTAGGGGAAGCTATTGAAGTATTTTCACCTATAAGTTGCGCCCCCCATACAACTTGTCCTCCTAAATACTGCAAACTGTATACAGCGGAATCAGTCCATATAGTAATTGCCTGCCTAAATTGTTTTCCGGTTATTATCTCTGAACCTCTGGATAATTTTAAACTACCTGCTTGATTAATAGCTGAAGGAGTCCAATCAACAGCACTTTCCTGATCAGACCACCTTAAAAGCATGGGATCTTGAACACTTGTGCCTATGGTATTTGCTCCTAAACAAAACAGAAACCGATTAATATCAGATGTAAGTATAAAATTTTGAATGGTAGGAACATCGGAAGCACTACCTAAACTCGAAAGAAGCACCCCACGAGTGGTTAGACCATTGGTAGCATCCCAATAATACGGAGCACCCCCTTTGGGTCCGAATACAAGATCTTCTCCAAAATTAGATTGAGTCCACAAACGAAGTTCTACTGATCCTGTACCTCCATTACCCCATGTACTTTCACCCCAGTTACCAGCACCCCATCCAGTTAATGGTACTACAGTTTCTGGGCCTACATTTATTTGGTATGCAGCATCAGTAGCAGAACCTCCATTACCGGAATCAGAAGAATTGGCCGCAATAGAGGCAGTAAATGTATACGTATTTGTATTTGTAACCGATACAACCTGATGTTCTGCATTAAGAATTGCAGCGGTTATAGTACCTCCCAGAGATACCGCACTAGTAAAAGTAACGAAATCTCCGACTAAAGCTCCATGACTACTATCTGTAACCGTTATTGTAGTAGAACCATTTGTTGCAGCAAAAGTAGCTGCATTTGTAGTAGTCGAACGAATAGGGGTTATATCGCTGTAAACACCACCCTGTTCTATATAAAATTTTAAATGGGTACCAACGCCGGTTAATTTTTGGTTAGCCAATGTCAACCAAGTCCATAAAGACCGGCATATACCTTGGAATGTCTTAGCAGATATACGTGACCAGCCCCCTATTTTTTCAGGGAGTTGCTGTCTAAAACGTATTTTATCACACTCATACCAACCATTTTCGTTGGCATATCGTGTTCTTTCTCTATTTACCCCCGCTTTGAATTCTAACCTTTTCAAAGGCATAATGACTTACTCCAAGGTTTTACCCTGCACAGGGGGGATTGAAGTTACCTCTATGGTCACACTTTTCTTTAGATTAAGAGCTGCCCCACAATCAGAACATGTATCTGCACTAAGCTCGTTTTCATCTAAATCAAACCCACAGGCAGCACATACTACTTCTACGCTATGAGCTGGTTCTATAGCGCCGTTATCCACAATTTTTGCCTCATGCCTTCTTTTCATGTGTTCACCTACGTAAGTTCAAAATGTGGCGCATCAATGAAAGGACGTTTTCCCTCAGATCGACGTAAATCAATATAACTACCCATAGC